CTCCTAAGGTTTCTTTATCTATTTCCAGCATCCGACGGGTAGTTTTTAAAATCTCTTTATTTAGCTCAGCTATTTCTTTGGTAAAGTTAGATACCCCATTTTGTCTAGCCCAAGCTTTTTGGACCTGGCCCGAGGAAACTCCATAGTCTCTTCCAATAGAAGCCCAAGACGGTCCAGTTAGTCCACTCGACCCTGATACCTGAGTTCTTCTTCTAAATATTTCAATCTCTTGTTTTTTTGTAAGACCCTTAATTGGAGTCTCTATCTCTTCTAACCTTCTACTAAGACTTCTTTCGGTACTATTTAAATCGTTTTCTAGACGCATCTTTACATCTTCAAGAGGTTTTCTTTTTTTGTCTAACTCTATTTCTTTTTTATCTAGTAAAGCTTTTGGTATATTTTTTCTGTTAGATCCTGGTACAAAATCTTCCCTAGCTTGAACTATGTGTTGTATCTCATGAAGAAGAACAGAGCGGAAAGCTTCTGTAGTTTTTGTATTTGCCAAGTTAATACTTACTAATCCAAGCTCCTTTGTTGCTGAGCCGCTTTCTCTGCCAGTGGGGTCGTTATAAAATTCAACATTTAGATTTTTTAATGTTGGGTACCTTTTAAATAACTCTTTATGCTCAAAAAATTCCCCTAACTTTGTACGTGTACCCTCAGTGTATTCACTTGTAACTTCTTTAAATTCATCTAGAGTTACCTGAAGCCTACCTAATTCTTTATTTTGCTTGAAAATATCTTCGAAAGACTTAACTGTAGATTTAGAATCGTCTATGTAGAATCTCCACTGACCATCATTAGGATCTACGTACCAGTTAGTCTTTTCCCAGATTTTTTTATTGGTGTTAAAATCTATTCCACCTTCTTTAAGAGTATCCGAATCTATTTTTGAGGACTGCTTTAAAAGTTTCTGAGCTTTCTTAAATCCCCCGCCAGTGCCAGCGTCTTTCATTCCTACGCCACCAAATATTCTCATGGTATTAGAAGTGTTTCCACCAGGGACTTTACCTAGAGTAGATGCCGTAGCAGTACCTCCAGTTAAACTAAAGACATCCCCAAAAGTAACTTCCCCTAAATCCTTTTTACCAGATAAAAGATTTCCAGGGATACTGAAAGTTTCCCAAGCATCTCCTAAAGACTCCTTGAGGAAATTAATAATTTGTTCTTTGGAAGGTGCAGTAGGGTTAGCTAAGTAGTCTTTAACTACAGGTACTATATCCTGTTCAATTTTTTCTCTGCCTGTGCGTTGGTCAGGGTCAGGTTTTACAAAGTAAGTTCCACCAAACACAGTTCTAAATTCTTTATTGCCAGCTTCATCGACAACACCAGTCCACCTATCTGACTCACTTGCATCTATAGGTCGGTTAAAGAATGGCACATTAGCAATAGACATTGCAGAAGTCTGTTCTTCTTCAGGCACTTCTACAGGATTTGCATCTGCAAACTTCTTGCCCTCTGCAGTCCAGCCCAGTGCTTCTTCAGTTTGTGTGGATACATCACCACCTTCATTAAACTTTAAAGTTTCACTTCTTTCCTTAGCAGCTTTAACGGCGTCAGTCTTACTCTTATGGGCACTTGTAGGTTCTATAACTTCTGCATCAAGCATCATACGGAGTATGTCTTCATCATAAGCATATCCCTTATGAATAGTAGGTACATTAATCCACTGACCTTTGTATTTAAAGGTAGTAGATTTTTCAGAGACCATCTCACCACTAGGTGTTTCATACACCTCACGGCCAGCTTGAGTTGTTTTACCTGTAGACTTACCCACTTCAGCCATTAACTTTATCCCGTAAGTATTTAAATTTATTTAAACAGGCTGCTTGGCCTTGCAAACGAAACAAATCCTCAGCCCTAGTAGCTTGCTCCATAGATTTATGTACGTCATTAAGACGGTTTTCTAGCTCTGCAAGAAAAGATTCCCACAGAGCTTTGTCATTTACCAAGGGTTTAAGGTTATTCATTATTATCCTGGGCTTTGATTAGTATTAGCTGAGAAGCCCTGTTCTCCTGGCTGAGGGGCTGTACCGATACCTATGTTACCACCCCCTCCACCTGCAGTGTCAGTCACTCCTGGTGGGCCTCCAGCGCCCTCAGGGGCTTGTCCTGCTGGTGGTGCTGGTGGTGGGTTAGCTTCTCTAAACTTTTTAAGGATCTCCGCTTGGACAGCTGCATCACCCATAGAGTTTACTAGCTTATCAGGATCAAGATCCATTGACTTAGCAATCTCACGAATAATATAGTCCATCTTAGCAAAAGGAGCTAGTACAGGATTCTGTACAACTTGAAGGAACTGCATCAGTCTTTGGCTACGTACTTCGTTAGCCATCAAGCTTTCTGTACCACGAGCCTTTACATCAAGGTCACCCTTAATCTCTGGGTCGTAGTCAAACTGCATGTTGAAGTGAAAGAATGCTTTTGCAAGTGGGCCTAGTAAGTAATCATCTACGTTCTTAATGACGTTTCTGATACTACCGTTGGCTGCAGACATAAGCATAGAGATGCCTGAAGCTGTACGTCCTACACCAGATACACCTGTCTGCCCGTGAGCAAACGAAGGGAAGCCAGTAGATTCATCGGCAAGCACACGGGCCTTATCAAACATCTGCATGTTCTCGTTAGACACGTTAGGGAACTTAGTACCGAAGATAGCTTGGCCAGGAGCACCACCTTGACGACGAAAGACTTTTCCAGGATAGACACTAAGGTCTTGTCCAGGAACTAGGTTAGTCTCATCTACTTCAATTAGCATATTGCCTGACAGTGCAGCATTATCAACGGCCATTCTCATAAAGCCGTTCATCAATGTCTGAGTGTCATCCATGTTCTCTGCAAGACCTACGCCAAACATTGAATAGGGATTTACTTCGTAAGGTACTGAGTAGTAAGGAATAATAGATGGAGTAAACGGATTCATTACAAGACGTAGTACTTGTCCATTACAAACCCAGATATTTACAGAGACCTGATCCATATCTTTTAGTTCTTTTGGAATGTCTACATCATGCCCTTCGAGCACTTCTGTATCCACATTACCCCAGAACTCTAGGACTTCAAAACGCTCAGCATTAGATTCTTGGGAGTCATCTTCCATGACCTGTTCCCACCACTCTTTAGTGTAGGACTCCCCCATATTAATAGCTGTGTCAATTGAGTTTTTACGGAAGAAAGGTCTGTTCTTGAGACTGCGTAGCTGTGTGCGAGACATCTTGTGACGCTCAACAACATACTCAGCTTCATCCATATTAGCTGCATCTGGATCAGGGTAGAAGTTCCAGACAGATACAGAAGATGTCTGTGGGACTGTTTTATAAATTGGTTCGTATTCACCCTCTTCAGACCAGTTAGGGTATTCTTTATCTACAGCAAACGGGCCTTTCATAACCCCTGTGCCAAACAGTGCGCATTCAAAAGCTGCTACACGTAACTGCTTGTTCGCATTAGATTCTTCTAGCTGGTCATGGATTTTCTTTTCCATTTTCTTAGCAGAGATCATAGCTGGGTGTATAGTAACTTCTGTAGCTGTACCACCAGTACCTTCTTTCAGCTCTGCAATAACTGGAGAAAGTTTTTTCTCTAGTCCTGCAAGTCTTTCACGAAGGTCTGTAGATGTTTCTCCTGGAAGAAGTTTCATATCTTCTGGTGAAAAATCTGACTTAGCTTTTTGCATGTCAGTATTAGTTTCAAAGTTTACTGACTCTGCAACACCCTCTGGTAAGGTAGTGGGGTCAATAGAAATAGGAAACTTATTATTGCCAAATAGAACTTCTACAATCTGACCATATGCAGCTAGTACTTTTGTCTTAGTTACTTTTACAAAGACTTGTGACTTCTCAGTAGAAGTAAACTGTACATCAGATCCATATAGTCCACGGTAGTTACGGTAGGCTTTAACCCACCGTTGTTCCTCAGTTTCTCTCGAAGTAGACGCTTTTGAGTATCTCTCAGTAACTAGAGAGATAATGCTCCCTACTACTGGATCAGAGTACCCACCTTCATCCATGTCCTCGACAGCCCTAGATTCAACAGAGTCCATAGCCATTTCATTTTCAAAGATTTCGTCTTCTTCCATATTACTTCCTAATAGCCAAAGGTGGGGTCGCTTACTTGAAACCCTGTATTCGAAGCTGGGTTATAATCAAATAAACTACTTCTTGGTCTTGTCATTACACCATAACGCAGTGCATCATAAAGGTGATCTTCTGAGTGGGTATCTACATCTTCGGGATTGTTCTTATCCAGTGGGATAGCAGGTAACTGTGAGATTAAGTTCTTACAAGTATTGAAGATAACCATACGTGGTTGTTCTGTAAACTCATCTACCTGCAGTCGTCTGTGTATTTCGTTTTTACCTGAGACACGAGAACCTTTAGATCTATCTGCAGGTCTCCATCGGCAACCCTTAACAATCATTTGTTCTGCTAAGGAAGGCCCAGTGTCTCCACGCTTATGCCACAGAGAACTATCAAGTACACCATAACGTATTTTCTCTTCGGACTCAACATCTAATATCATATCTGCAAGATCTGTAGCTAAGACTTTCTTAACGTACATCTCACGATAGATAATCAGTTGCTCATCAGGAGCCACTGCAATCCAAACAATTCCACTGTAAGATCCATAACCATAGTCAGCTGCTCTAAACTTTGCCCAGCTGTGAGGAATATCAAATGGTTCTACAACGTGTAGCTTACGGTTAAACTCAGGAAAAGCTGCTCCCTCGTTAATGTCCCAATCCCCTTCCAACAATTGTTTTCGCTGGTGCTCAGGCAAAGAGAGTAGGTTGGCTTCGTACATCCCATCATCAGAAAGATAGGGATTATCAAAAAGAGTCGCAGGAATAAACCTTCTCTTAAATAGAGGTTGTCCCTCTCTTGTATGACCCTTAGGCCAAGTAATAGTTTCTCCAGTTTCTACATCAGTAGCCCAGAAAGCTTTTCTAGGTGTCTCTGGGTCAATAAAAGTCTTCTTAACCCACTGATGTCCTGGACCTCCAGGGTTAGTAGTAGCTCTCATGTAGAGAGGTAGCCCACTAGCTGAAGTAGTACGTAAGCGTGAACGCATATAGTTCCACGGGTAAGGTGAAGACCACTGAGTAAGCTCGTCAAAGCCAATCCAGTTAAAGGCCTGTCCTTGGTATCTCATGACATCATCGTCACGGTCAAGGTAAGACATCCACAGAGTCGCACCGCTAGGTGCTACCCAAGTATTATCT